TCGCGCTGTGTGTGTACGGAACTGAAACGAAGATCATCGGGAGGGCCCGTGTCTCTCCCTGAATCCGTCGCGCAGGATCGCCGTACCGCCCTTGAGTCCATCCGTGACCGCCTGGCGCAGGAATTAGAGGTTGCGGAGGGCCGCGAGGTGGCGCCGATCGCCCGTGAGCTGCGGCTGACGATCGCCGAACTTGAAGGACTGCCGGGCGGGCGGGAGGAGTCCCCCGTTGACGATCTCGCCGCTCGCCGTCAGAAGCGACGCCAAGCCTCGGGTCAGTAGCTACCCGCCGTACGGCACGTCGGCCGGGCAGGAAGCGATCGACCTCGCCGCGTCGGCTGGGCTGATCCTTGACCCGTGGCAGCAGGACATTCTGCGGCACGCGCTCGGTGAGCGGCCGGACGGCACATGGTCGGCGTTCGAAGTAGCGGTGATCGTGTCCCGGCAGAACGGCAAGGGCGCGATCCTCGAAGCTCGGGAGCTGGCGGGGATCCTGCTGTTCGGGGAGCGGCTGATCCTGCACTCGGCGCACGAGATGAAAACCGCGTCGGAGGCGTTCCGCCGGGTGCGGGACCTGTTCACCAACTACGACGACTTACGGCGTCGGGTGGACCGGGTGACGTTGCAGCGCGGCGACGAGGGTATCGAGCTGCGCAACGGGGCGCGGTTGCGGTTCGTCGCCCGGTCGACCGGATCCGGGCGCGGGTTCTCCGGTGACTGCATCATCCTCGACGAGGCGTACGCGGTCACCGACGCGCACATGGAAGCGATGATGCCGACGATGTCGGCGCGGCCTAACCCGCAACTGTGGTACACGTCGTCGCCGCCACTGGACGCGGTGAACGGTGAACAACTGTTCCGGGTGCGCCGGCGCGGTCTGGCCGGTAGCGCGCGGCTGGCGTACTTCGACTTCGGCGCCGACGGCTGCTTGGACAACCTGGCGGGCATCGACCTGGACGACCGCAATCTGTGGGCGGCGACGAATCCGGCGCTCGGCTACCGGGTGACGGAGGAGTCCATCGAGTCCGAGCGCGGGGCGATGTCCGATGCCGGGTTCGCGCGGGAACGGTTGGGGATCTGGCCGCCAGACCTGTCGCAGGGTTTCCAGGTGATCCCGGCTGACGACTGGACACAGGCGCAAGACCTCGCGTCGAAGGTCGACGGGCCGGTGGTGTTCTCCGCCGCTGTCGCCTTGGACCGGTCCAACGCCGCTATCGCCGCGGCTGGGGCGCGTCCGGACGGGCTTCGCCACATCGAGGTCGTGGAGACAGGTAAGGGCGCCGGCTGGGTCGTTCCCTCACTGGTGCGGCTGGCCGGCGCGCACAAGCCGGCCGCGGTCGTGATCGACGAGTTCGGGCCCACCGGGTCGCTGATCCCGGAGCTCGAACAGGCCGGCGTCAAGGTGGAGCGGATCGGCACCTCCGACGCGGCCCGGGCGTTCGGCATGTTCTACGACGGGATCTGCGGCCAGCCCTACCTGGACAAAGACACGCAGGAGACGGTCAACCCGCGCAACCTGCGGCATCTCGGCCAGGCCGAGCTGTCCGCCGCGGTCGCGGGTGCGGTCAAGAGGTCGCTGGGTGACGGGTCGGCGTGGGACCGCAAGAACGCTGCGGTGGACATCACCCCACTAGTCGCGGTGACGAACGCGAACTGGGGGTTCGCGCACTTCGGCCAGAAGAAGCCCGCAACTCCGTGGGTTGTCTACGCGTGACGGGAGCATCGGCGTGAGCTTGTGGTCCCGCATCCGCGACTGGTTCGCCTCTCCGGAGATCCAGCGGTATGACCTGACGCAGCACGGCTACGACCGGATGCTGTTCGGCGGCATGTCCTATCCGCTGACCGGGTTCACCATGAACCGCACCACCGAGCAGGTCGACAACAGCTTCGCCGGATACGTGCAGGGCGCCTACAAGGCCAACGGCGTGGTGTTCGCTACCTCGCTGGCCAGGTCGTTGCTGTTCACCGAGGCCCGGTTCAAGTTCCGCCGCTACGGCGACCCCGGCACGTCGGACCTGTTCGGCACCCCTGACCTGACGATCCTGGAACGGCCGTGGCCCAACGGGTCGACGGGGGATCTGCTGGCGCGCATGGAGCAGGACGTCACCGCGTGCGGGAACTTCTTCGCCGCCCGCGAAGGTAATCGGCTGCGCCGGCTGCGACCGGACTGGGTGGAGATCATCCTGTCGGCTCCGCCGGATGTGGCGGTCGAATCGGACGTGGTGGGGTTCAAGTACACGGTCGGCGGCCCGATGGCCAAGGGCGAGACCCGCCTGTACCTGGTGGACGAGGTGGCGCACTGGGCGCCCGTCCCGGACCCGGAAGCCCTGTACCGCGGCATGTCGTGGCTGACCCCGGTCCTGACCGAGATCACCTCAGATAAGGCCGCCACCAGGCACAAGCAGAAGTTCTTCGAGAACGCCGCCACCCCCAACCTGTCCGTCTCCCTCAAAGAAACAGTCACCCTGGAACAGTTCCAGGAGTTCATGGCCGCGATGAACGCCGCCCACTCCGGCGTCGACAACGCGTACAAGACTCTGTACCTGGGTGGCGGCGCCGACGTGAAGGTCGTCGGCGCGGATCTGAAGCAGTTGGACTTCAAGCAGGTTCAGGGCGCCGGGGAAACCCGCATCGCCGCGGCCGGCCGGGTGCCGCCGATCATCGTCGGCCTGTCCGAAGGACTCCAGGCCGCCACCTACTCCAACTACGGGCAGGCCCGGCGGGCGTTCGGCGACCACTTCGCCCGCCCGCAATGGCGCTCGGCGTGTGCGGCGCTGTCGGTGCTGGTGGACGTGCCGGACGGGTCGGAGCTTTGGTACGACGACCGGGACATCGCGTTCCTGCGTGAGGACCGCAAAGATCTCGCCGAAATCCAGCAGATGCAGGCGTCCACCATGCGCCAATTGGTGGACGGCGCATGGAAACCGGAGTCCGTCGTCTCCGCCATCATGGCAGAGGACTGGACCTTGCTCGAACACACCGGAATCCCGACCGTCCAGGTCCAACAGGCGACCCCGCCGGACCAACTGGGCGGTTCTGATCAGGACTCTACGGACGATGCTTCCAAGTAGTCCGCGATAGCCCGAAGACGCTTCGGGTCGTCACGGGCGTGTCCCGCGGCGCTGTTGCAGTTACCGCACAGAAGCCCTCGAACGCGGCCGGTCTGGTGGCAGTGGTCCACCTGAAACGGCCTCTTGCCGGGATGTGACCGGCACGCGGCGCATCGCCCGCCCTGTCGTCGCAACATCTCGTCTAAGTCGGACGGTGTAAGTCCGTACCGACTGAGCATCAACGCCTGCCGTTCCTCGGCGGTGCGGTTGGCGTACTTCCGCTTCTGTGCGATCGCCGATTGGTTCCACTCGGCACCCGGATTCTCCTTGCGCCATTTGCGCCTGTAGCACGTACCGCAGAGATCCTGAGCCAAGACGGGCTTGTCGGGGTGGCAGGTCGCCATTCTCCTGGGCCTGTTCTTGTACCGATCCGGATTCTCCTCGCGCCACCACGTCTGATAGCAGGACGCGCACATCCCTCGTGCCCAGTGCAGCCGATTCGGGTGGCATTCCGCAGCCCGACGAGTCCTTCCCATGGCTGCAACTGTACAGCGTCCAGCTTCAGAAAGACCGCCGGAACTACCACTCCAACGGACGCGCCCACGGAGGTGCCAGCGTGAACACGTACAGCCGCACCTTCGCCCTCGACACCATCGAGATTTCCCGGTCGCATTCCGACGGGCGGACCGTCGAGGCGTATGCGGCGGTGTTCAACACCCCGGCCGAGGTGCGGGACCAGCACGGCCACTACACCGAGGTAATCTCCCCGACCGCGTTCAACAAGACCATCGCCGAGCGGTCCCGCAAGGTCGGCGTGTTCTACAACCACGGCTACACCATGGCCGGCACGCCGGACATGCTCGGTTCGGTGCCGATCGGCACCCCGCTGGAGATCCGCGCCGACGGCCGGGGCCTGTTCACCGTCACCCGCTACAACAAATCGGCCCTTGCCGACTCGGTGCTTGAGGCGATCCGCAACGGCGACATCACCGGCCAGTCGTTCCGCGGCCGGATCTTCCAATCCACCCCCACCCGGGTTCCCACCCGCCGCCCGGGTGAGGCGCTGCCGACAGTGACCCGCACCGAGTTGGGGTTGACCGAGTACGGGCCCACCCCGACGCCCGTGTACGAGGGCGCCGCTATCACCGCTGTGCGGGCTGAGCAGATCGTTGCGTCGATCGCCGGTCTGACCGAAGACGAGCGGGCCGAACTGGTCCGCATGCTCGCGTCCACCACCCACACCGGGTCGGAGACGCCCGCCACCCCTGAGGTTGGGGCCGGCGCCGAGGAGCCGCGCAAGCACTCCGGTCGGATGGAGTGGGTCGCCCTGCGGCGGTCCATGCGTGATCGAGGAGCCCTCACCCGTGTCTAAGAAGACCGAGACCCTCGCCGCCGAGCTCGAAGTCATCCGTACGGAGCTGACCGAGCTTGAGCAGGTTGAGGAGCCCACCGACGAGCAGGTTGAGCGCGCTAAGTCGCTGCTCGGCGACTGGGACGAGAAGAAGACCGCATATGACGCGTCGGTCGAGTACGACCGGAAGATCGAAGCGGTGCGGTCGGCGGCGCTGGCCGGCAAGTCCGAGTCCGGCGACGGCGCGAAGTTCGGCGCACCCGAGGTGATGACCCGCGTCGACCCGTTCGAGGTGCTCCGCTCACGCGGCATCGGCATGTCCGACACCGAAGTCAAGCGTGCGCTGATCGACGGGAACCTCAAGGCCGTCGAGGATCGCATCGACGACGCCGACAACGAAAAGCACTTCGAGACGGTCATCAAGCGGCACGCTGGTGACACGCAGTGGGCGGCCAACATCCTCGCCCGTTCCCGGCCGGAGTACGAGACCGGCTGGGCGAAGCTGATGATGGGCCGCCCCGAGCTGCTGACCGACATCGAGCGGACCGCGATGTCGTCGGGGTCGAACACCAACGGCGGGTATCTGATCCCGACCCACCTCGACCCGACGATCATCCTGACCAACTCGGGCACGAGCAACGTGATCCGGTCCATCTCGCGGGTGGTCACCCTCACCGAGGGAACCACCTGGAACGGTGTCACCTCCGCCGGTGTGACGGCGTCGTGGGACGGCGAGCTGACCGAGGTGTCCGACGACACGCCGACGTTCGCCCGCGTGAGCGTGGCTACGAACGTGGCGCAGTCGTTCGTGCAGGCCAGCATCTCCGCGTTCGAGGACATCTCCGGTCTCACCTCTGACGTGATGATGATGTTCGCCGACGCGCGGGACCGGCTCGAAGGCGCCGCGCACGCCACCGGCTCCGGCTCGTCGAACCAGCCGAAGGGC